GGCGGGTGAAGCGGATTTCGATGTTGTGTACTTTCAGCTTCATTCCCACCAGAACGTGACAGATGTTCAAGATCAGCTTGAGGAAGCGTCTCTCGGACTTCTTAAACATCAACTCGCTATCCTTTGCCCGTGCTTCCGCAGCAGACCAACCATCACGCATGATAACCGCAGACCCGGTATCGCTGGTAGAAGAACCGCCGTTGCGGTTCGGCATACCACAGATGGTCAACACCGTCTGATACATGTGGTCAACCAACGTCTGGGTTTCACCCTGGTTAAGGGAGTTGATAAGGTAGGATACCTCTGCTTTCAACTGCGGGTCAATATCCTTAAACTTGATAGCACCTTCCTCACGCAACTTCTGGAAGTCATCGGAGGAAATGTCTACGTTATGGAACAGCATCAATGCCTGGATAAACTGCTCCACACCGTCCATGCGGTTACTGTCAGTAAGGTTGATTGCATCCAGCAGAGGGATAACCAACTCAAATGCACCGATACGGGCAAGGTTGAGCGGGTATTCGATAATGGGGATTTCACCAAGAATGTGCGTTGCGTAGGATACCACCTTCGACTCCACAATCTCAAAGTAGAAATAACGGGAGTAGCAGGAGTAATGCACAACGCCCTTTTCATCGGTGACGTACTTCACGCCCAGGATAGGCTTGTTGCCCAGTCCGTTATTGTAGACCACGAACGTGTTACGGGGGTCAAGCGTGAAGATTTCAAAGGGAGAGTCATCTTCCTCTCCTTCTTCATCGGGAAGAACCATTCGGAAGGATGTGCCGCAGATGTGGAACCAGTCTGCCAGTTCCTTATCCTTCGCAGGCTTTTCCTCGGCAAAGACGTATTCGTTAAGCTGGTTGATAGCGTCCGCAAGGTTCTCACCGTTGCCACGGGACACATACTGTAGGGGTTCGCCCATCAGATAGCCCGACTTGAAGGACACAATCTCATTTGCCCTGTTCTCAACGATCTTATTACAAATCTCTGGTCTGACCTGCTTAATGCGGTTCAGAATGTCCTGCCTACCTTTGTAGTAGTGCCAGAGATACTGGATTTCGCTACGGTTCTTCCAATGGACAGGAAGTGCCTTACGCAGAATACTCACTACGTTTTCGATAGTCACTTCGGTTTCATCGGTATAGATCACTCGTCTACCGTGCAGTGCAATAGCCACGTAATTACCTCCTTTTGCACATAATTTCACCTACTGTTATTATACAACTCTCCAATGCTCTTGTCAAGAGGAATAAGCATATAAGCATTGGAGAATTATACAGGTCTTTTAATAATTTCTACCTTTGCGCCCACCAGACCCCGCAGTTCGTTTTCCATGAGGGACAGGGAGTCGGGAGCGTCATCGTGAGGAACCTTACCAGACCGGGTGTAGGTCACAAGCTGCTTCATAAATGCGGCATACTGACTGTTCCGTGCATAAGTGGAGGGATGTTTGAAGTAGAAGTTCTTGAGGATGGTATCGGACGCAAACTCAATACGGGTCTGCTTGTTACTGATAGTCCGCTTCGTGCGGATGTTACAGGTGTACTTCTTTTCCGTCAAGATTTGCTGCACGTCCCTGGCAAAGTAGGAACCTGCGTTGTTACTCTCAAACGTAGCCGCCACTGCCTTATTGAGCATCAGTGCCGCAGCACATTCGGGCTTCGTAGTTTCCGGGGGAGAGTCATCGAACACCACGTCCACAATGTAGACTTCATCGCCGTATACCGCCGCAATGGGCATGGAGCAATAGTCATCGCCCTTGTCCGCAGTATCGCATACCGCAATGATACTATCTGGGTCACGGTCAACAGGCAGTTCAAAGAAGTAGTTCAGACTCTTTTCGGGAAACAGAACGCCCTTCGCTTCAAACGGCTGCTGCTGGAACTCGGACTCCCACTGCTCCGCAGACAGCATCTCACGCTGATCACGGAAATACTGGGTGGTGAACACCTTCTTACCCTCACGGACGTACTCAAAATTACTCTCGTCAGTCACCGGGTCAAGGGCAGGGGTTTCGATGATCTTCATACGCTTGCCCTGCTTCTTCATTTCCTCCTGCAAATGACCGATAGGGTCATACAGAGAATAGCGTGTACCGCAGATGACAATGGGTGTACCTTCAATAGCACGTCCGATAATATCACCAGAGATGACTTCCCACTTATCGTCAAGCCGCTGTCTGTTCTTCGCTTCCTCACGACCTTCCACGCAGTCATCCAGATACAGAAGGTTGGTTGCTTCGGACAGACCTACCTGTCTTGCATCAATGGAGCGGCACATGATAGTCGGGAAGCGGGACTTGTGCAGAAGGTTGACGATCTTCGTATCAGCATTGGTCTGGACAAGCTTGCTTTCCGGGAAAATGTCGTAGAAGTGGTAGTCGTTAGGAGTTTGCAGATATTCCAGACAGCCCAGGTAGAAGGACTTAACAAGGTCATCACCTGTACCTTCCATCAGCGTAGACCGATCTGGGAACTTGCCCGACAGCATATTGGTGAAGTTGATACCCAACTGGGACTTACCGCCACGCTTCGGCATGGAGATAGAGAGGAAGTCCAGCTTACCGTCCAGCACTTCCTGGTACGCATCCACATACCGCTTGAGGTAGTGGCGGCGGGGCTTGTAGAACTGCTTGTCCAATGCCTTGCCGTATTCCACCGTCTGCAAATAGTCATCAAAGAAGTGGGGCGCACCGAACAGGAACGAACGGTACAACAGATCATTGAACCGCTCCGCAGCAAGGAAGTCACTACGCTCAACTGCTGCTTGCAGGGCAACCGCAATCTTCGGACGCAGATCATGGTTCCACGCATGGGCTATATCAAAGTCAACCTTCTCATACTCCCGGCACAGACCGAACATGTCATTGAGAGGGTCATATTCGTAAGGGTGGGACTGGATAGCCTTTTCAATCCTACCCTTGAGTTTCAGTAGTTCCATAAATACCTCCATAAAAGAAAACGGGACTGCCCGAAAGAAGCAGTCCCATTGGACAAGCCGTGGCTCTCCACGACTCTACAATATTCAGAAAAATCGTTCTTCCCACGCCCGTACAGGGTAGTACCGCCTGGTCTTGCGAATAGCTTTCCGCTCCTGCCACTTGCACCATCTGGATACATGGTCAAGGAAGCTGGGGCGTTTGTCTTGCCGCCATGACGGGTACAGCATCAAAGAATATAACGCTGGGCGGGGTGTGCGGACTTTGATCAGCTTGCAGATCAGCCAGCACAAGATGAACACGGGAATGGTGAAAGCGTTCATGCACAGATAGAGAAAGCACACGATAACCAGCATCATACATCCGATGATTGCCGCAAACACGGTCAACAGCTTAGTTATCATAACGCCCTCCTTACTCGGTGATTTCGTATTCCTCGCCTGTAGCCTTATCTCTAACAATGACCTCACAGTCCATGCTGCCCAGGAAACGAAGAAGCATGGATGTTTTCATATCACGGGCTAAAGCCTGCGACACACCCGACTGGCTTTTCATTCCCAAACGCTGGGTGATTTCGCCCTGGGTGATTTTCTTCTTACTCATAAGAGACTTGATGATCTCTGTAGCTTGCATGATGTAAACCTCCTGTATTGGTTTCATGCTTACATTATATTATGCTTTCATGCTTCTGTCAAGTGCCTTTTTAGATTTTGCGGATTTTTCAGAGTAGGCTTAGTAGGGCATTTTCAAAAATACGCCCAACTTCTCTTAGTAGAAGCCCTTCTATAAAGAATTATAGGCAAAAAGCAGATTTACCCTACTTGCCCTACGGGACGGGGGTTTCACCAAACTTTTTTTATTTTTGCGGAACTTTCGACACTCACCCGCCCCGGCTGACCCCCGCCGAAATCCCCCACCGCCCCGCCGTTGATCAGCCGGGAGCGGACGCAGCCAGGAAGCCGGGAACGCTTGCCCAGGTCAGAAAAAAATATCATGTTTGCATGATAAAGTTATTGACATTATCATGTAAGCATGATATAATGATACCGTAATCAAGGCAGGGCAGCAAGCCCCGGAAATTATCGGCTTGCGATCCTGCACCAATCAAGAATGAAAGATCATGCAAGGAGGTTGCATATTATGAGTATTTACGAAAAGATGACCGCAGAGCTTGAAGCCCAGAAAGACCGCAGCGCATGGAGCCGGGGCGTTAAGGCTTACGCCCTGGAACTGGTGGAAGAACTGGAAGAACGTGCAGCGTATGAGGGGCGCAACCCCGAACCCGGCAAAGAGTGCCGGGAATGGATGTTGAACGGGGCGCAGGACTGGAACCAGTATAGCTGGGGCGGTTCCTCTCTGATCTATGACGCAGACATTGCCGAAAGGCTTTGCACCCCGTCCGAACTCAAGAAAACCCGCAACGGCGAACGCAGACCCAACAGCCGGGAAGAATGGCTTGATACTCAAGCCCGTGCATTGTTCCAGGCTTGCAACCGTGTTTCCCGCCTGTACCGCTCCATGATGACAGTATAAGGAGGTAGAACCAATGAAGGATTTAACACCCGCCACAATTCACGCCGCAGCCCTGGAAGCCCTTCCCGCCTGCGACATTGACCACCACGCAAGCGATCTGTATATCAGAGTAACCCCGGCAAGTCAAGCCCTGCTTGACCGCTTCCAGTATCGGCACATGGTCACGACCTTTATTGACAATATCGACCATGTACGCTGGTATGATCTCCCGTTTTGCTACAATCCCACATTGACGGAGGTACAACAATGATCTATGCAGAATGGACACTCAACGGCGAATTTGACAACGGTATCTTTCCCACCTGGGACGCATACCACGCCGCCACATTCAACCCCGACATAAATATAACATTGGTTCGGGTGATGAAGTAACACCCGCCCCGGACAGGCTCACACCCTGCCGGGGCTTTCCCCTATAATGCAGCCGTAGACGGTCACAAGCCCGTATAAATGCAGAGTGTAGGAGAATACCCAAGGAGGAACAAAAGCCCATGAAAAATGTATGGACAACCCCACAAGGCGAATACTACAGCCTATACGGGGATATGCTCAAGCAGCCGCATTTGCTCATAGCAGGCGCAACGGGCAGCGGTAAAAGCGTTGTAATCAATGGGTTGGTATACGCCGCCCTGCATGACAGCCCCGCACGGGTTGAATTGATCTTGATTGACCCGAAGCGGGTTGAACTGGTGGATTATAAGACCCTGCCCCATACGATCAAATACGCCAGTGAACCGGGGGACATGGTGCAAGCCCTTGAAAAGGCTATGGAGATCACAGAAAGCCGCTACAAGGCTATGCAGCGGGACAGGGTGAAGAAGTACAGCGGCGGGGCGGTCTATGTGATCATTGACGAATTAGCCGATCTAATGACCACCAACCGCCGCCAGGTGCAGCCCCTCTTGCAGCGTCTCTGCCAGATAGGACGGGCGGCAAATGTCCACGTAATAGCCGCCACACAATGCCCGTTGTCCTCTGTCATCCCTACGCCGATCAAAGTAAACTTTGACGCACGTGTAGCACTCCGCACCCGCTCCGCACAAGATAGCCGTAATATATTGGGGGTCAAGGGTTGCGAACTGCTCCCCAGATATGGACAGGGCTATTATATGACCCCGGACGGCTTGACGCTCTACAATATTCCCATGCAAGACCCCGCCGATATTGCCCAGATTGTCAAATACTGGCACAGGGCAAGACCCCGCCGCAAATGGCTATAGACCAATAGAACAAGCCCCGACAGGCTCCACAGCTTGCCGGGGCTTTCCTTATGTCCTGGGGCTGGTGTATCCCAGCGCAGCCGACACAGACCACGCCGGGGCAGTCTTAGCCCGTGGGGGCTTTCTGCATGTCTGCGGAGATTTCCACGACAACATCAGCTTGCCCTTCTGCGCTTTCTGGGAGGGCAAGACCTCCTTCTGCACCTTCGGGCAGGCTTTCTGTAACTCCATAGGTATTTGCAAGATACTTCTGCTTGAGAGCTTCTGCGTCTGTCTGATCTCCCAGGGGGCTTGTGTTCGGGGTCAAGACAACCTCCTGCTGATCTTTCATGCCGTCATAGTTCTTCTGCCAGAAGATACCCGTTACCGGGTTCACCTTGCCGTCCTCCATCAGACCTTCACGATACATAGCGCAAAATTGCTGCACCTTTTTTACGAACTCGGTGCGCCGTGGGTT